TTACTTGTTGAACCGAAGTAACTTGTCCACCTCCACCACCCTCTTGAAATTTCCATCTATCAAGTGTGTAGTCTGAAGAAGTTGTTACTGCACTACCAGCATTTCTTTGGTCAATTTTCATATCACCATTAATAATGCGATTTTTTCCTGCTATGCCAGCTCCACTAATCCCAGAAGAATTTATAGTTAATCTTGTTGTCCCGCCAGATTGTAATAATAATTCACCACTTGTATCTGAAGTAAGTTTTAAACCACCACTTGTATCTGCATTTACGATTGTACTCATAACACCACCCATTTCTGTCCACTAGGGACTGTGATTGTAACGCCAGTAGCTATCGTAACTGCACCAACACTCATACCACTCCTGCCTGTTGGGAATGTGAATGTTTTATTAATGGTCGTGTTGTTCATTACTATGCCATTATTAGATTCTAATGCAGGATAAGTAACAAATACATCACTCGTTCCAGCTAGTGTGATTGCACTACCACTATTACTAGATTCAAGAATTGTTGTTCTCGCTAATGTAGTGCCTGATAATGTGTAAGTCCCAACCCCAACTTCCCAATTATTACCACTTTTAATAGCATAATAAGTTGAGTTGCCATCACCAATAACACTAAATGCTTGGAAGCCAGCACTTGCTCCAGCAAGCGTAATAGTACCTGTACCTGTGGTTGTAGTTGTTTCTTTTACTCTATCTTTTAAAACAAGAGCCATGTTTAATTCCTATGCTAAAGTGACTGTTAAATTACCTGCTGTGATTTTAAATATATCATCCTCCCCAATAACCTTACTAGAATCCAGAGGCGTATGATATAAAAGATTTCCAGAAGATACAGCATCCCAAATACCGACATGAGTTACTGTTCCCCAAGAACCTGTAGCTGTTGGAAACGTCATATCAGCATCCGTAGTAACAGAACCACTAGTCCCAGCAGCCGTAGCAAAGCTAACAGTTTGTCTGGCATAAGAGCCACCTGAAACCTCTGCTCCTGTCCCTGCATCTGTTGGGTCTGCTGTGTGCAGAGCAACATGAGCTGTTGGTGCAGTATAAGCTGATGCGTTGAGCGTTAAGTTTAATAATTTTACTTCTAAATAATCTGACATTTCAGACATAATAATTTACCTCTTAGTTAAAGTTATTGACATTGGACTAGATGGGTATTCACCATCATCATCACTTTTGGATAAGGAAGTTAATCCTCGCTGATAAAGAGATGCCCAAGTATTTAGCCTCTCGTCATTCATTAAATAAGGTTCAGCTTCCCCCAATGCTCCATAAAGAAGTAAATCAGGGCAAGTTTCTAAGAAAATATTAGAAGCTGTGGTATCACTTAATAAATCTGGTTTAGCATAATATACGATCTGTAATGTGTATGCTGAATCTGGTATTGGTGCGAACTGAAATTCACTACCTAATAATGTATAAAAAACTGGCTTACCTTTAGTTGTTGTTCTTGCTACTTTAAAAAAAGTATTTGTCGTTAAAAATTTAATACTTGTAGCTGGCGTTGTTGATAAATGTAAATCTTTCATAGCAATAAAGTCAGTCGGTAAAGAAACTGTACTGTCATCAACAACCATTGCTGAAGTGGCTACTTTCAACATCTGCCTAATTCTTAAATCTCTGCGTAATCGTTCTTCTGCTAATCTAATAAAATCAGGGATTTGTGTTGTTAAATCGCTTCTTGCCAAATAGTCAGCAATGGTACTTTTAAGAGTTGTGTAGCTTGTAAATGCCATTAGATTTTACCTTGTCGTGTGCGAAATACCCTATTGTCAGGGTCGTTTAAAAACTTCCTAAATGCTTTCTTATCTAAGATATAAAATCCTCTCATAATGCCTTGTTTGTTCAAGTCATCTATGACTGTTAATGGAATAGAGGCTATCTTGTTATCAAAGATGTCATCACCCCACCTACTAGGAGTGGCGTTATATTCTTTTTTGTTCTGTTCAATTATTTCAGTTACATCTTGTTCGGTGGCAATTACAATCCTATCGCCATCTTCATGAAAGGTCTGCTCCCTTACAATGTCTTTCTTTAATATTCTTGACATAATTATCCTTAAAAGGAGATGCCCTCTTTCGAGGGCAGTCCACCTATATTACTCAGCTAAATCAGCAATAATGCCGTGAGCTGCTTCGTTCTTAACTTCTAGTGTATATTCAACAAGAAGTTGAGTCTTTTCAGAATCACCAGCTTTAGCCAATTCGTTTGTAGCGAATGGGCGTAAGTAAGCGACTGATAAATACTCAGGGTCAAGTACAAGTGCGACTTCACCACCATCACCACCATCAGCAGTCATGAATCTGTTAGGTACAACAGCTAATTCACCGAAATCTGAAAGATAGATGTCGGCTGCACCAACAATCTTTGATTTACCACTTACAGGTACTTGGTAACGAGATGCTGCAACACCAGAAAAGGCAGAAACATTTTGTTTTTGCGTAGGTGTTACCATTAATACTGATGGATTACCACCAGCACTAAATACTTTCTTCACATTTGATTTAAGCATTGCTTCAGAAAATGCTGCATCTGTACCAGTTCCTCTAGCTGTAGTGCCAAGTGAACCAGCAGAGCCGCCAGAACCTAAATCAGAATTAGTATTCAGCCATGATTGAATACCACCAAGTTTACGAGCAGTAGAAGCATCACCAACAACTCTAGCAGTATTGGAAAGCAATGATGCTTCCATATCTCGCTTTAGTTCAGCAGATGCTTTAGAAAGTTGATAGGCTTTCTCTGACTTACGACCAGCTTTGTCAACTGTATCTAAAGTACCAGCAATTTGCACAGTCTTTTGAGATATTTGAGTTGTGTTGTTAAGTCGTGTTGTAGCTGCCATAGTAGCTGATGTAGCATCTGCTCCTTCAACGGCTGCGTTAGAAGAACTCGCTGCTGCGAGTGAATCGGTTTGCCATTCGTGAGTAACAAATGTTGCTTTGCTTTTTCCCACAGATGACATAAAAGGCGTATCGGTTGGAGAAATGTTATAAATAACATCTGATAAATCTTCTCTCTCACCAACAGCCTCATACGTTTTATATGTTGCCATGATTTATATTTCCTATATAAAGTTTTCAAATAAAGCTGCAGCATCTCTGAAACTACCAGTTCGCTTTAGCTTTGCTTTTTGTTTTTTTGTTCTGTCCGTTACAGATTGATTTACCTTTACACCAGCTTTCACCATCTTAGGTGCATTGGCTACCTTCTTATTCACACTAGGTTTAGACTTTTGTAGTTTGTCATAAAGCATAGCTTTGTGAAGCGTAAGGACATGTCGTGAATCATAGACTTGGGATAATTCCTCATCTGTAAATCCAACAGTTTTGCCATAATTGCGAATATCATTTCTGACTTGTTCGCCTTTGACTTTGTCTGAAAACTCTGGCAAGGATTGTGCTAGTTTTTGTGCTTCACCAGCTACATATTGTTGCATTTGTGCTGATCTATCCGAGTTTTGCTGTTGAGCAATTCGTTGTTGTTCAGCTTGCACTAATTGTAGTTGGTCTTTCTTTTCGGTCATTTCAGCGACCTTTACTGCATATCCTATTGGGTCGTTCTCTTTTAATGCAGTTAAATCTTCTTGGCTACTATTACTACCAACCAAAAATTGTTCAACTGCTTGAAGTTTCTGAGAATAGTCATCTCTAACTTTTCGAGCTTCAATAATTGCTTTGGCTTCTTGGTCAATGACCTTACGCTGTTCAGCAACTTCTTGAGTCTTTTTCGTGTAATCTGCACCTAACTGATAGCCTTGAGTTAATTCTTCAAGCGTTACCTCTTTTTCTTCTCCTGCAGCTTTCACAGTATAAGTTTGAGGTGCTTCTTCTTCAACTTCTTCGACTTCAGTTTCTTCTACTGATTCTTCAACTTCTTCAACTTCTTCAGTCGCTTCTTCAGCTTCTACAGCTTCTATAACTTCTTCTTCAACAGCTTCTGGTTGCTCTACGGAGTCCTCACCTGCTGATAAGATGCCTTCAAATGCTGTGGCTGCATCTTTCACAGTTAGTTCTCCACTTCCTTGTTCAGGAGTCATGGTTTCTTCACTCATAATATTTCCTTAATTAACCACAGACAGGTGGCTTCTGATTAAAGGCAAATGCCTAAA